AAAGATTAATAAGTTAAAACGTCTTTCAGATGAAATTCATTGCCCTATTATTACCGCAATGCAGCTTAATAGAACGGGCGAGAACTTTAATAAGAATAGTAAAGATGTTACCGATGATTCTTCAGCAATTTCTCTTTCTGATAGACTTCAATGGTTCGCCAGTTTTGTAGCTATTTTGCGTAGAAAAACATTAGATGAAATTGAAGATGATGGGATTGAGTTTGGTACTCACAAGCTAATTCCTACAAAAACCCGTTTCCAAGGCAAAGACGCTGCCGGTCATCAAGATTTGGTTCTTAGACCAACACCAGACGGCAAAAAGAGATATGTTAATAATTACCTAAACTACGATATAGCTAATTTTAAGGTTACTGAGAAAGGTTCTTTAAGAGATGTTGTAGAAGCACAAAAACTTAAGTATAACTTTAATAAAGATGATAAAAAGCCAGACGCAACCCTTGAGTAAGATGGGCGTTCGAGAAGTCCTAGTTAGCCTAGGCTTTAACCCCTCTGACTTTGGTGATTATTATCGGATGAGACCTATTTATAGGGCTTCTGATAATAACACCTCTTTATCTGTTCATAAAAGAACGGGTAAATGGACAGATTTTGGTTTAGATAAAAAGGGCGACCTTGCCGAACTGGTTAAGATTTGTCTTAATTTAAGTAACATTGAGGAGGCTGAAGGTTATTTGGGAAACAATTTCCAAACTCAAAGGGAGTCATTAGTTATTAAATCGCGCCAAACTTTTGACAAAGATATTGTTACAAGTTTGAAGCCTATTTATGGTTATTGGGAAGGAAGGGGAATTTCTTCGATGACTTTAAAACTGTTTCAAGGTGGATTATGTGGTTTTGGGCGCATGAGGAATAGGTTTGTTTTTCCTATTTTTGACAGTAAAGGAACAGTTATTGGTTTTTGTGGAAGGGATATTACAGATAAGTCTAAGATTAAATGGAAAATATTAGGTCAAAAAAACAACTTTTTGTATCCACTTAATGTTAACGAACAAGAAATAATTAAAGCAAAAAAGATAGTAATTGTTGAGTCAATAGGTGATATGCTCAGACTATGGGAATTAGGGGTTAAGTTTAGTATGGTTTTGTTTGGGGTTTCTTTAAGTATTGCGCAACTTAATAAACTTATTCAATTGGACCCCGATGAAGTTTTAATAGGTCTCAATAATGAACCTACAAATAACAATATTGGGAATTTCGCGGCTGAAAAAATAAAAAGAATTCTGCTTAGGCACTTTGACCGCAAACAAGTCAGAGTAACTTTACCAATTCAAAAGGATTTTGGAATAATGAATTATCCTGAAATTGTAGAATGGAAACAGATTTATAACGTATAACACATGAACGATAAATTCAAACTTGCTGTTATTGGCTCGCGCTCTTTCACCGACAAAGAACGGCTTTATAAAATTCTAGACAAGAACATAGATAAGATTTCAGTTATTGTCAGTGGCGGAGCAAAAGGGGCAGATACTTTAGCTCATAATTGGTGCGAAGAAAGAGGGGTTCCCATTATCATTTTCTACCCTAGATGGCACAAACTAGACGGCACCTTTGATAGAGGCGCGGGATTTAGAAGGAACAGGTTAATTATAAAACAGGCCGATAAGGTGCTCGCGATGTGGGACGGGGTGAGCAAAGGTACTCTTAATAGTATCGAAATTGCTAAAGAGCTTAAGAAGCCTATCAAAATTTTAACATTTACACCTAAGGTTGAGACCAAAACTGAACCTGAAAGCGAACTTAAAAATGGACAAAAAGAAACTCAAACTGTCAGCAAGCAGGATTAAAACCCTTAAAACTTGTTCTTGGATTTATTGGTGTAATTACATCCTTAAGTTACCTAATGGAGGAAATGATGGCTCTTCAAAGGGCGCCGTAGTTCATTTAGTTTTAGAGCTTCTTTTAAAACCTAAACATCGTAAACATTTTAATTCAATTATAAAAGAAAACCATATTTATGGGTCAAAAGTAATTAAAAGATTAGTTATAAAACATGCTAACAGGTTAAGAGTGGGAGATGAAAATAACCTTGCCGACATTAACAAAATGACGATGACGGCGCTCAATTTGGATTTCTTTTGTAAAGGGGCGGACAGAATAGTTCCCGAAGAAGAATTCACAATTGAAACCGAAGATTACAAAATTACAGGCTTCATTGATAAGCTGGCTCATTACGGTAAGAGCAAGATGACCATTACAGATTATAAAACCAGCAAGAGGCAATTTGAAGGAGATGATATAGATGGGAACATTCAGGCTTTTATGTATTCCCTTTATGTCTATAAAAAATACGGAGTTATTCCAGAAGTGACTTTTTTGTTTTTAAAGTTTCCCGAAGCGCCTGAAATTAAACCCAAAACTTGCACTCAAGAGGAGCTTTCCGGTTTTGAGAGTTATTTAACTTATCTCAAGGACTATTTGGCGAATTTTGACATTTATAAAGCTACCGCTAATTATGCTGCCGATAATCCCGATATGAAGTGGCTATGTGGTTTTGCAAGAACCAAAGGTGAGCTTAAAAAAGATGGCTCTGTAAAGTGGCAGTGCCCGTTAAAATACGAGACGAACTATTATGCGCTAATTGATTTAAAAACCGAAGAAGTTCTTAAAACTAGTTTAAAAAGAAAAGATTTGGTTGAAAAAGAAGGGACCAAGGTTCATTTTTTAAGATATTTTGGTTGTCCAAAATACGGCAACAAACTCACTTATAAGTTTAAAAATACAGAATCAAAATTTTAAATCTTGATTAGTTTACCAAGACTCGACTATTATTAGAATAATGAACGTTTTACCTCTTTTTAAAAGTCATCATAGCCTAGGAAGAAGCATTTTGACTCTTAAAGAGGCAGGCAAAACAAAACCCGGATTTCCCACTTCAATAATCGATTTAGTCAAAGAGAACAACATTAAAACCCCCTTTCTGATTGAAGACAGCGCCTCTGGATTTATTGAAGCTTATGAGAACTTTAAAAAGATTGGCGTAAATGTTGTTTTTGGATTTCGGGTAACAGCCACAGACGATTTAACGCTTAAAAACGAAAGCGAACTTAGTAAGGAACACAAAATTGTAGTTTTACTTAAAAATCCAAAGGGGTATGATAACTTAATAAAGGTAATCACCAAAGCCTCAGTTGACGGCTTCTATTACATTCCTAGAATTGACTATAAGAACTTGCGGGAGTTATGGTCTGAAAATTTAGCGCTAGCAATTCCTTTTTATGATAGTTTTTTGTATCGAAATATTATCCTAGGAGGTTGTTGTGTTCCTGATTTAACAGGTTTTAATCCGGTTTTTTTTATGGAAGATAATTGTCTTCCGTTTGACTGGTTAATACAAGAAGCTATTGAGAAATACACTGGAAACAATTTTAGGAAATTAGCCGCTAAAAGTATTTATTACAACACCAGAAAAGACTTTAAAGCCTATCTTACGAACAGGTGTATAAATAATAGGAGCACGTTAGATAAACCCGAAATGGAACATCTTTCCTCTGCCGAATTTTGTTTTGAAAGCTGGAAGGAAAAAAATGTTTGATTTTGAAACCCAACTCAAGGTTGGAGAAACAGGAGAAGCTTTCTTTCTAAAATGCTACAAAGGCACCAAATCTGACAGCAGACAATATGATATAATTCTTGAAAATGGAGATACAGTTGAACTAAAGACTGATACTTACGATATGAACGAAACACCAAACTTTTTTATGGAGCAGTTTGGTAATGTTAAGAATGTTCCAGATTCATTAGGTGGCGCTTGGAGGGCAAAGAGAGACAGGGTTAATTATTTTGTTTACTATTTTTCAAGCAATAGAACTTTTTTTTGGTTTGAACCGAATAAGCTTTGTAAGTTTTTAGATACTAATTTGAAAAAGTTTTTTAAAAAATTCATCAAAAATACTTCTTGGACCGCAGTAGGATATTTAGTCAAACGAAAAGAAATTGAACATTTGTGTGTTTTAAAAGAAACTTTTAACCAATATGGACGAAAAATTGATATAATTACGTGAAAAGTTTTGGGCTATTAGATTTAAACGAAGATTTGCTTCTTAAGCGTTATCAAGCTGGAGAAAGCATGAACGCTTTAAGGTATGAGTTCCATTGCGGTGCAACTACCTTAAAAACATGGTTGACAAATCGCGGCTGTCAAACACGAGATTTAATCTTGTCGCATCGCAAGGCTAACTTTGACGAAACTTATTTTGTCCAAATTGACAGTCATGAAAAAGCCTATTGGTTGGGGTTCTTGTATGCAGACGGAAACATTTATCAAAACAAATTGCAGCTTGGTTTGGCGCTGAAAGATAAAGGACATATCTCTCTGTTTCAGGAACATATTGCATCTAATCACAAACTATACAAAGATAGAGACAGTTATAAATTGGTAATCAGGAGTCAAAAGTTAGTAGATTCCTTGGGTGAATTGGGATGTTTGCCTAGAAAATCATTTACTCTAAAATTTCCAACTAAAAGACAGGTTCAAAATCAATTTATAAATAGTTTTTTGTTAGGGTATTTTGATGGAGATGGATGTATAAGTATTAGAAGCGCGGAATGTTGTTGGGTTTTTTCTTTAGTAGGGACCAAAGAATTTCTTGAAACTGTTAAGGCAATCTTAGTTCCTGTTGTGGATTCTAAAGTGTCTCTTTTTAAAGAAGCTCGCAGCTTTAATAATGTATGGGTGTTATCTGTTGGAGGAGGATTTAAAACGGAAAAGGGAAAGATTAAGTTACGTAAACTTTACGAATTTCTATATGAAAAATCAGATTTTTGTCTTCAAAGAAAAAGGGAAAAGTTTGAAAAAGTTCTTAACTAAATATGGACGAACATCTTTTAAGATTTAATAAAGATAAAACTTTTGTTTTTTTGGATTATGAAAGCTTCAATCTTTGTCTTAGTTTTTGCCACAACCTTCCTTGGCAGATTGCTATGATGAAGGTGGTTAACGGGCAGATTGTAGAAAGTTACGACAGGTATATTAAATGGAAAACCCATCTGAAAATCAGTGATGAAGCGGCCAAGATTACAAAATTTGACCAAAAGAAATTTGATGCTGAGGCGGTTTCTTCCGAAGAAGTGTATCCTGTTATGAAACAATGGCTTACAGAAGCCGATTATATTGTAGGCCATAATATTCTAGGCTTTGATATTTATCTTATTAAAGAGTGGTTTTTACTTAATAAGGATAATCCTAGAGAACTGTTTAAAAAGGTTATTTGCACAAACGTAATAGCTAAGGCAATAGGTTTGGATATGACCACTCCTGACAAAAATAGACATTTGTTGGAGTTTCAATATCCAATTTTACATACCAGAAAAAGAGGTTTAAAAACCAGACTGGAGTTTTTGGGCAAGGAATACAAAATTGAGCATGATTATGATAATCTTCACAACGCTCTGGTAGACCTTTCTTTAAACGTTAAGGTTTGGAACAAACAAAAATTTTCGATTGAAGTCTAAAGTGTGTAAAATAAGATATGGCGAGTTTGGATTTTGCATACGACCTGTTAGAACGTTTAAATGATGAAAAGATGAGCTACACTCTTGTTGTTCTCCAAAAGGGAAAAAAACGATTTAAAGCAGATATTTTTCATAACGTCCGCGAACCTTTAGTTAAAGAAGCTATGTCAGAAGCCTTAGGTAAAGCTAAAAAACACGTCAAGTCCAAGACAAAATAACCCACTTTATGCAAATAAATTCGATTGACGAATTCTTGAAAGAATTCGAACCTCTGGATTTTCCTAAACTTGGATATATTCGTTTACCTAAATTCGAACTTACAGAAGAGGATAAAAAAGAATATAGCCTTCAAAAAGATATTTCTTCAGAAGACCTATTACACCATCTAGTAGAATATTTCTACAAACTTAAAAAAGAAAAAGGTTTAATTCCTCTTGATAAGGAGGACATTTATCGCGCCCGAATCAAGGAGGAAATGGACATTTTTAAAAAACTTTATTTTGTAGATTATATCCTGCTTATTTTCTCAATTCTTAAGTTTTGCCAAAACAAGAATATAATGAACTCTCCTTCTCGTGGTTCTTGTGGAGGTTCATTAGTTTTATATGTTATTGGGGTTACTTCTTTGGACCCTATTAAACATGGACTGCTTTTTGAGCGTTTCGTCTCTGCGGCTCGAACTGAAATTAAGGAGCTTGATGGGAAACTTTATATTGCATCATCGTTTCTTCCTGATGTTGATATTGATTCAGACACCAGTTACAAACCATTAATCAATGAGTATTTAAACCAAAGGTTTGCGCACAAAACCTGCCGGATGCTGAATCTTAACCACATGAAAAGCAGACTTCTTATTAAAGAAGTTGGAAAAATTGTAGGCGGCAAAAGCGAAGTAGAAATGAATACTATTTCATCCCTAATTCCAACCTCTTTTGGAATACCAAAGGAGCTTAGTAAAGCTTATGAGGAAATAAAGGAGTTAAAGGAATGGTGTGATAAAAACAAAGAGAGCTATGAAATTGCGCTTGCTCTTCAGGAATTGATTAAAAACAAATCGGTTCACGCCTCTGGTATTTTTATAAGTGAAAACAGGCTTGATGAAACCTTACCTACTGAACTTACAAAAGATAAAGAAAAAGTCACTTCTTTTGACATGAAGTCTTGTGAAAAGCTAGGTATTAAGGTTGATAATTTAGGTCTTAAAAATCTTGCTGCTATTGCGCATTGTTTAAAATTGGTGGGTCAGGAACTTCATACAGTAGACGTAAATCACCCATCAGTTTATACTTATTTAAACAACAGCACGAATTATCATGGTGTTTTCCAATGTGAAGAAGGCAGCGGAAAAGACATTCTTTATAAAAGCAAACCAAAGAACATTGATGAAATTGCTGTCGCTATTGCTCTTAACCGGCCCGGATGTATCAAATTTGTAGACCGGTATATTGAGAACAAGCTTAGCGGAAATTATAAGATTGAGCCACGCGTTAAAGACATTCTTGAGCCGACTTTTGGGGTTATTATTTTTCAGGAACAAATTATAAAACTTTGTATTCGGATGGCTGGTTTTACTCCCCAACAAGCAGATGGGGTGCGCAAAGCGGTAGGCAAAAAAAACATGGATAAAGTTTTGGAATACAAACCTAAATTTATCGAGGGAGCTTTGAAAAATGAGTTTGCCAAAGAACTAACTGAAGAAATTTGGCAGGTTTTTGAAGATAGCGGCAACTATCTTTTTAACGCCAGTCATGCGGTTGGTTATGCTTATTTAACAGCTATAACGGCCTATCTTAAAGCTAATTATCCAAAAGAATTCTTTTTATCTCTATTTATTCATTCTGAAAATGAACAATCTCAAATAGAAGAGATTTCAAAAATTTACAGCGAGCTTAAAGATTTTAATATTAAACTTCTCCCGCCAAACCTATTGAAATCCCAAAGCAGTTTCAGTATCGAAAACGGAAATATAAGATTTGGTCTTTCGGCTATCAAGGGGAACGGGAAAGAAGCTGTTGAAAAGTTAAATGATTTCAGGAGCGTATATTCCAACAAGTTTGAGTTATTTCAAGCCGCCGAAGAAGCGGGCCTGTCTAAGGGGATTGTTTGTGCGTTAATCCAAGCTGGCGCTTTATCCGACTCTTTAGACCAAGGCAGAAGCTTGGTGGTTTTAGAAGCTCAACTTTGGAAGATTTTAAGTGACAGAGAAAAGAAAATAGCGATGCAGCTTGGTCAAAGTTATAATTTTGACCTTTGTTCTATCATCAAACAGATGAAGGTAATGACCAATGAAAAAGGCAAACCTTTAATTAAAGAATCAAGGTATGAAACTATAAAAACCGACGCTGACCCATATTTTAAAATTTATAATAAAAACAAACGCAACGAACAGTTCGCTAATTGGTTTTATGAAACCTCTCTTTTGGGTTATAGTTATTATAACAGCTTAAAGAATGTTTTTAAAGACCAGTTCCCAACTCTTCAAAGTATTGAGGAAGTTATAGCAGAAGCTCCCGAAAAGGATGTTTTCTTTACCGGTATTGTTCAGGAAACTGTTAATGCCGTTGCTAAAAACGAGAAAAAGACCCGCTATTTTAAAGCTTCTATTAAAGACGAACATAACAAAATTGATGTTCTTTTATTTAACTTTTATATCGATAGATGTAAGGAAGAGAACCTGAAACTCCCCGAAGAAGGAAACATCGTAATAGTCGAAGGAACCAAGAAAAAAGACGCTGTATTCGCTGACAAAATTATCATCCAAGATTATAAAATTTATATGAAGCTAAGTGATATTAAAAAAGACGAAGATAGTAAAAAAACACTTGAGAAAACACCCAATTAAAATTACAATATTAATAACTTATGTTACAATTCTTTAAGCCCACTTCTCGCAATTCAGGGTCAGCCTGTTCTTTTTCAAACGATACCGAAAGAGAAGGATTTTATCTCTCAATGGTAAAACAAGCCTCATGGGATGCCGAAACCAAAAGAGGGAAGTTCTTTTCAAACAAGAAGAATCCCGAAGCCTCGGTTTCAGCTAAACTAAGCCTTACTGAGGTTGGTGGATTTTTAAATGTTTTAGAGAAAAACAAAAAGCTTCATTCTGTTCATAGCACTGATAAGCAAACCGTTATTATCGATTTCAGTCCTTACTTGAAGGAAAACGTGCAGATAGGTTTTAGTCTCTCTGTCAACAAAACAGCAGGCGAACAAAAAACATCCTTTCTTATTGGGTTCAACTTGGATGAAGGAAGAGTTATTAGGGAATACTGCGTAGCTTTTCTCCAACGTCAGTTTGCCGTTTTGGACGCTGTTGACACTGCTTATAGGGCTAAAGGTCAGGAGTGGAAGAAGAACAACCCTCCCGCTCAAACAGAACCAGTAGCACCCGTAGTTCCTCAGGAAGATGAATCTAATTTAGACAACGTGTAATGGAAAAGATTAAGGTTTTAATCCATACAGATTTTACCTTGGCCTTTACTGGCTTTGGTAAGTTTATTAAGGGCCTGCTGAAGTATCTTCATGCTACGGGCAAGTATGAAGTTGTTCATTATTGTATGAACATGCAGCAAAACAACATTGACTTGAAAAGAACTCCATGGAAGTCAATTGGTTGTTTGCCTGATAATCAGCAGGAACTTAATAATATTTTAGCTCAGTTTCGGCCTGAAGAACGAGACCCTAAATTCAGGGAAATGTGTTATGGCTCATATTTCTTAGACAAAGTTATTTCTGAGGAAAAACCTGATATCTATTTTGGTATTCAAGATATTTGGGGGGTCCAATTCGCCGTTGGGCGCAAGTGGTTTAAAGACTTAACATCTGTAATTTGGACAACTCTTGATTCACTCCCGCTTTTGCCTGTTGCAGTTGAAAACGCTCCCTTGATTAAAAACTATTGGATGTGGAGTGATTTTGCAACCAAGGAAATGCACAGGTTGGGACACAAACATGTTCAAACCATGCACGGCTGTTTTGAGACCAGACACTTTTTTAGATTGCCAGATGAACATCGAAAAAAGTTGCGCCAGTTTCATCAAATTCCCGAAAGCGCTTTTATTATAGGATTTGTATTTAGAAACCAACTTCGAAAGTCGGTTCCAAATTTACTTGAAGGTTACCAGTTATTTAAAAAGCAAAATCCTAACGTTAATAGTCGCCTTCTTCTTCATACTTTCTTTGGTGAAGGTTGGAACATTCATAAACTAGCTGACGAATATGGAGTTTCCAAGGATGAAATCTTAACTACTTATATTTGTAGAGCTTGTAAGAATTATGAAGTTAAGCCTTTTACAGGACATGATTTGAATTGCCGTTTTTGCGGTGCTGAAAAGTCACAAATTACAACTAATGTAGGAGAAGGAATTTCTGAAGAACAACTTAATCATGTTTACAACTTAATGGATGTTTATTGTCATCCGTTTACCAGTGGAGGACAAGAACTTCCTATCCAAGAAGCCAAACTTACTGAACTAATTACTTTGGTGACTAATTATAGTTGTGGGGAAGAGAGTTGTTATCCCGAAGCAAAATCTCTTCCCTTGGAATGGACAGAATATAGAGAGCACGGAACAGAATTCCGTAAAGCATCAACTACCCCGGCATCAATTGCAAAACAACTAACTCATGTTCTAAAAATGAGCAAAAAAGATGTTAATGCTTGGGGCGTTCAGGCACGTAAATGGACTCTTCAGAACTTTTCCGTTGAAGCTATTGGGCGCAAAGTTGAACAATTTATTGATGCTGTTCCACGCATTAAAAATCAGAATGTTTTTGACCTGTCTAAAAATCCAAAAGCTATTGTTCCTTATATTGCTGATAATAAAGAGTGGGTTAAAACGCTTTATTCTGAAATTCTAAAAACCCAAGTTTTAGATTCAGATTCGGGACTTAATTATTGGTTAAATGAACTTAACGTTAACAAAAAACCAAGAGAACCAATTGAGGGTTATTTCAGGCAGGTTGCCGAACAGGAAAACCTAAAGACTAAGGGTTTCGACCTTGAAACTTGGCTGGACCCCGAAGACAAAGGTAAAAGGGTTCTACTAACTATTCCAGAAAGTATTGGGGATGTGTTCCTTTGTACTTCGCTTTTTGAATCTATTAAGGAAGCTTATCCAGAATATTCATTGTATGTGGCGACCAAACAAGAGCACTTTCCTATCCTAGACTGTAATCCCTACATAAAGAAATGTTTGCCTTATATCCCTCAAATGGATTCACAGGTTTGGTTGGAAGGTATGTGGGAAAGCAAAGGGTTTTTTGAAGTGGCATATTTGCCTTTCATTGGAACTCAAAGATTTTTAGATTATCTTTGGAACGGTAATAGTCGCATACAATACGATATTAGAACTAGACATATAAAGTGGACCAGTAGCGACCCCGTTGAAAGGAAGACATAGTGAATTTAATCGAGCGATACGCATTATCTTGTGGAGTTAAAATTGGAGAACCTTACATCTTCGAAAAGTTTTTCCCTTTATCTATTGACAAGTATATAACTTTACATACAACCAGCAAAGAGGCCAAAAACTATGACTATTTTCAAGAAGTAGTTGATATTCTTTTCCCGATTTTAGATAAGGAGAAAATTGGAATTATTCAACTTGGCACTCCCGAAGACAAGCCTATTTTTGGCGCTTATCGCCTCTGTGGTCAAACCGACATCAACCAAGCCGCATATGTTGTGAAACACGGTTTACTCCATATGGGTGTTGATAGCTTTCCTGTTCATATTGCTGGTCACTATAATAAACCCATTGTTGCCCTTTATTCAACAAATTGGGCCGCTAACGTTTGTCCTTATTGGGGTGAAAAAGAAAAACAGACGCTTTTTGAGCCAGACCGAAGCAAACGAAAGCCTTCATTTTCAAACGTTGAAAGACCAAAGACAATCAACGAAATAAAACCCGAAGATATTGCGGAAGCAGTTTGTAAACATTTAAATCTTCCGTTTGATTATCCTTATAAGACTGTTTATGCTGGCGAAGGATTCGGAACGGCGAACGTTGAATGTATTTTGAATCAAGTAATAAATCCCGCCCAGTTTAATCTTTCCAATATAATTGTCAGGCTGGATTTGGAATTTAATCAAGAACCCCTTCCCGCCCAATTGTCACAAAGTCAATGTGTTTTGGTTACCAAACAACCTATTGAGCCGGGAATTCTTCAAACTTTTAAACCTAATATTTTGGAAATAAACTATGAAATTACCAAACATGGTTCGCCAGACTTTATAAAGTTTGTAAGACAGTTGGGTATTAAGTATAATTTGTTTTCTTATTTGGATGAAGAAGAACTTAATAAACAAAAAAGTTACTTCATGGATTTTGGAGTCATTTTTAAGCAAGATGTAGGTCGCCCGAAAGAGCTTGACAAAATTCCCACATCTGAGTTATTCTATAAATCAACGAAGTTCACCCTGAGCAAGGGCAAGATTTATCCAAGCTATTATGCAGTTTTAAATGATTTACCCATAGAAGGAATTGGAAACCATGTGGCCACAATTCCAAACGAGAACCATTTAAACGAGCTTTGGAAAGAAAGCAGGCATTTGAGATTTTTTGTTAAGAAATAATTATGTATTATCCTCCTCCATTTTTAAGAAAAAGAAATGATTTAGGCTTGATTGACGATGGTTCTGTAATCTATGTTTATAAACCAGATGGAACTATTGATTGGCGCAGAATGGTTAAGCCTGAACATTTGGTTCCAAACAAAAGACTGACAGAAGAAAAGGATATCACTAAGCTAAGTGATGACAAGTTATTGATTGTTTTGGCAGGAATTAGGGATTTAGCGGCAGTTCGTGGTTATTGCGGCTTTCGTTTTATTTGTAATACAGCAACCGACATATTTGTTTCTGTTATTTGTGAAATAATTTGGATAGGTAACTATGAACAGGGGGTTGTTCGTAGTTTTGAGGCTTATTCAAATATAGAAACCTCTGCAATGGCCGACGCTACACCCGAAAATACAGAAGGGTTTGGCATGAAATATTTGACGGCAACTGCGGAAAACCGCGCCTTTGTTCGTTGTGTGAGAAACTTCCTTAATATTGGTGTGGTTGGAGAGGAAGAAGTTTCAAGCGTTGTTAGCCCAACTCCTATTAGCAACAACCCATCGGCTTTTATTGTGCTTCAAGAACTGATGACTAAAAAGAAACTTTCTTTTTTTGATATTAAAGCAAAGCTTGTAGAAGACAAATATCCAGAAGTTGATAAGGTTGAGAAACTTGAAGACATTTCTCAAGTAAAAGTTTTTGAGTTGATTAAGAAAATTCAAGAAGCTAAAAAGCACTAACCATAACTAATGGAAGATGCATATTCGAATTATTTTTAACAACAATTTTAGCAATTTTTCTATCTTCGTTTAGAAAATAACAAACGCCTTCCAGATAGTTAAATTTGGCTCGCTGAATGTAATTGTGCATGTCATTTTGATAAAAAATAAAATTTGACATGAGACCGAATCCTTGATAGGACCAGTTGCCGCGATTTACTAAATCAACCGTCATATCAGTGCCAACTTGAGTATAAATGCTACCGCTAACGCTGAAAGCTTGCACTGTAACACTGATACTTGAGTTGGTATTTTTATAAATTTTAATTCTGTCTTTGTCATTACTATAGGTTCCAAGCTTCATTTCTCCAACTTTAGCTTGATTGCTGGTTCCTTCTCCTTCACTGAAACGAGTTGTATGATAACCGTCTTGACACAAAATACAAATTACATTAACATGTTCGTTTCCGTTTAGTCTAGCTGACCATTGACCACTAGTGGCTCTCATTACATAATAAGGTGTTTTTACGTCATAATTTAGGGCGCTATATTCAGGATATTCTGTTCCGCCATAAACAGCATTTACTGTGCTTAAAGTATACCATGGCTGATTTTGCGCATTATGAATGACTTTATTAGGATTATTATAATGAACAAACCTTCTCCATTTATTGTTCCTAATATAAACTTTTTCTTCACCCCCCACCAAAGAAAATTGAACATACATAATATTTGATGGCAAGTATTGCAAGAAAGTCCCATCAACAATGTTTCTTCTGGTTCCATTAACGACAACCGATGAATTAAAAACTGTTTTCCCTCCCGGCGTTTCCTGCATTCCTAATTGATTAGTATTATAGGGTGTCCAAATATAAACCTGTTCATCGTTTGTGTCTGCACCAGTAACAAGAGTTTCGACTCCCAAACATTCTTCTATAACCGAATTAGCATTAGCAAATCGATTGTTTGGTACTATCATTGGGACCTCAAGCCCCATTCCTTCAGTTAGGTTTCCAAGGCTGTCTCTGCTTACAGTATTCCGAATGCCTATGTAACCAGTCATGTAGTTAGAAAACCACTCTTCGTTTGTATAAGAATTGTTATAAACAAAAGTTGATGATTCTATTCTGTTTCCATAAGGGGGAGCATGATTTAAATTAGAATTAGTTATAGTGGTTGTACCCGTGACCTCTTTCTCAATATAATAACAATTATGATTTGAAGCCATAAAAGCCAGTTGGTAAGGATTATTGTGAAGTTGGTCTGCTACTTCATTTACAATATTTCTTCCTCCTGATAATGGCAGTTTGTTTAAATTAATTAATATACTATTTTCATCAATACCAGACGTTAAAAAAGAACTGCTTCTAGTAAATTTAAATTTGTGTCGGACACCATTTAAATGCGACCAGTATCCACTTAGAGTAAACAATTCTGTATCTGGCAACGCGAAATTCCCAAGATTTTGCCCTCTAATACTTAAATTCCCAGTTAAAAAAGCATAAAACCTAAAGGCGTTGTCTGTAAATGGAGTTTTATACGAAGTTACTTCTGGCGGCAATGTGTCATAAACGACAATATTGTCGGGATTAGGGAAAAAGCCGCCATCTTGACGTTTGATATAAACAGGACCGCTAAAAGACCCCTCTGTTGGAGTATAGCCCTCAAACTTCATGGAAGAATTCCAGTCTTCAGTTCCTATAAGTTTAGTTCTTGTGGTTTGTACTGGGAGTCCGTTCATCGTAATCCAAAAATAAACAGTGCTCCCATCAATGGTGCTGTCTAGAATTGAAGGATTAAGATTATGAGCATATCCATAAAAATATTCATTATTAGCAAACCGCGCATTAACAGTATTACTTGAATTATAAATGCCGCTTGTGATTAGCGCTATTGGGTCAAAAAAGTTTGCTGTATATTCTGTTTTTGCAGTCCCGGCATCTGTATGATAGTCAATTTTAACTAATTCAGTAGTAATTTCTGGAGGAATAGTTACTCTAATTCCGGTTGAACTAGTGGTTCCAAGTCCGCCAGTTCTCCAACTTAAGTTGCTATTATCATAAAAACTAACTGTGTCAACATTATAAATATTTGAGCCTCTGATTGTTCCAGTATTGTTTAAAGGAATTCCGAAGTCGGGAACAATATCTGTTATAGTACTTAAAGGACTAAATTTTGTTGCTGAAATGCCGGTTTTATTTCGTTTTTCTGAAACAACGGTAATATAATCAGCTACAAAACTGCTTCCATAATTCGGCACTTGAGCTACAATTTCCTGCGAAGAATTAACATACATCTTGTTACAAACTCCAGTGCCTACCAAAACTTTTGAAATTTGAGAAAATCCGTTTCCTTCAATAGTTATATAATCACCCTGTCTTCCTTCGGTTGGAGTAAAGGAGCTAACAGTAATATTTAAAGTTGTAAAAGTAAAATTTGTTGCACTAATAGCCTGTTTCTGAACTGTAGGAATTGCTAGGGTGATAGGACCAGTAGTAGAAGTTAATGGAACATAAAATCTTACTAATGTTTCAGTGACTAAAAATGGCTTAACCCATTCTCCGTTGCCCACCTTAGCAAGCTCAATATAACGAAGATTAGTACCCACTACATCAACCAAGGTTCCAGCGCCCCCGGCTGAAGGACTAAAACTAGTAATAGTGGGATTGGCATCTACCATACTTTGGGTTGCCATAACCACTTCCGAAACCTGAGTCACCGCTATCGTTTCAGTAATGATACCTCCTTCTGCAACACTTATTTCTTTGGAAGTAGCCAAACCTGAACCAATAAAAAACTCTTTTGTAACATTGTTTTGGTTGTTACACAAAATTTTCACTGCTGTTAAATAACCCGTTGGAGCTAATTTGTTTGTTACTCTAAAGGTTGTAAATTGTGAGCTTATTTGTCTTTGCCCCCTGACTATTCTGCTAGGAACAATTAAACCCCCTTGGACTAAAGGTTGAATGAAGTATTCTGGCGCTATATCAGCTTGAAAATTCCAAGAAACATTACTAAACTTATACCAATTTGTAGATTCAGTAATTAAACTCTGAAAGCCTACGTCATTAGCGTGTAAAACCCCAGATGTATTAAAAGCAGGAGTGGCTGCAACCGGAACCGGATTTATAGCTCCCCCCAATTCCTCAAAAAAAGAGATTTCACAATTTGCTTGAATTGGAGCAGTTGGTTTAATGTTTAAACTATATGAAGTTAAATAACCACTATTAAACGTAAGACCTGCAAAGTTACCTGCAAAAGACCTGTTTTCGTCCCGAATGATATATTCAGTCATAATATCACTCCCGGTGAGCCAATATGAAAGACGAAGTTTTCCTACGATACCGTTTGTAAAACTGAAATCATTATTAATAGTTGTGTCTAATAAATATTTAGGAATAAGTTCGGCGCTAACTGACAAATCGGCGTTTGTGGCCACCACCAACCTGTTATTTAAATAAACTGGCAAATTCTGAAATGTATGATATAAATTGTTAGCCATATTTTAATAATACCTGCTTATTACAGTTTTACTTTTTGAATATTGCCCCACATCATTATTAAGGACCGAAGAGCGCACAATTCCTTTACTAATAAAAACAGATGGATTTCTATCTAAGACTCCAGATATGGGAAAAAACACAATTTCATAATCAGACCCTTCAAATCCGGGGACGGGAGTAAGATTTAACGCTGTTTCGGGAGAAAAATCTACTGTATTAAACCCGCTATAAACATCATGAGTCACTTCAACAATTTCTTCAGCACCGCCATATTTAACCTCTACCGCCTCTGATTCTCCAACAATTGTCACAGGTATCCAATTAGCGCTAAACGAATAACTACAGTTAATTAAGTTTATCGTGGGTAAAGCTCTATATTCCAACGCATTTCCTACGTAAGGCTTTGATACACAAAGGGCTGTAGAATAATAGTGAGCTATTCCACTTGAATTGGTTATATTATGGTTAGTACTGTTTGATTTAGCGGTCAATATTCCTGATGTAGGATGAAAACTTATTAAACTTGCATTAACTTGGATTGGCTCATGTTCAACGGCATTGATTTGATAGGAACTTAGATAATAACGTCCAGTCACTTGTCCTATCGAAATTTCGAATTGATAGTCTTGGTCTGAACTGTTTAGATTCTTAATAAAGTTAAGATAGCTAAAAAAAGGCTCTTTGGCTGGTTCCATGAAATAAGAAAGACTCAAACTGCTTTGGGCAACCCCTTCATAAGAGTAAGAATAAGGGCGCATAAACCCCAAAGCCCTTATTGGCATTACCCTTGTATCAGAAGAAAGCGAAGCGGAAGTAGCCAAAATACCTGTTCCGTTAACCCTTACCTCACAATTCTCGAAAGAAATCATCCTTTTTCCTTTAAAATTTTACACATTAAAAGTCCACAAACCCTCGCAATTGTAAAGAAAGAATTATATTATCATTAATGCTACTGGTAAAACTATAATTTATAAGTTCCAGATTACCAAAGGTATACGTCTTAATCAATTGGTCGGTTCGATAATCGTTGCAGGTTATAGTAAATTCTTTTACTGTTTTGGTGTTTAATATATTAAGAAGAGTTTTAAAAGTATATCTACCCAATTCCATCTGAGCGGAAAAGCTTACCGTAATTGGAGGGGTTGAATCCACTCTTAAAGGGGCAAGTTGACCCATTATATAAATCGGTGTTCTTGGGACCTCAAGGTTTAAATCAAAAGAAATAAGCCGATTATTGGTTAAATCATCCAAAGTAATTGTGATTGAGCCGCGATTTGGAATCAAAAAACTGTAATTAGCTGGAGTTAAACTGGCGCTTGCAAGCTCAGTTCTTTCACTTTCGACCATTTGGCCGAATGTTTCATAACCGTTAAAACTAGTGGTTATTTCTGGTATTTGATTGTCAGTATACTTAAGATTGTAAGAAGTTAAGTAAAGAGGGTTAAAAATCAGACCGTCTCCCGCCGCTTCAGCATTTTCCACAAAAACCAAATGTCCTGTTGCAGGATTAGCGCCAGTAAAACCAATAAACTGGTCAGAATTAACCAAAAACGATTGAGTGGTCAATCTCCCCAAAGATTGACCCCGAAGCATTGTGGAAGTTCTTTCAAGCCCCAGATGGAGAATTGGACCATAAGAGGCGTTTATTTCTGGCTGTATGCTTTGCAATCCAGCAATTTCCTGATGATTTAAGTAAAATCTTTGGTTTTCTCTACTTACCTTATAATTAATGAACAAATCACTCACATATTAATTTACACGCCAATAGCGTTCCAAATTGTGTAAAATATTAAGAAGGTAAAAGGTATGTCGTTGTATAACATTGCTGATTTCAATTCCAGCGCCCATTACTTTAAAAATGATATTGTGTGGGGTGGGGAAGAAGGTAAGCCAAATTATTATTATTGTCTTATCGAGCATGATGCTGGTTCGTATACCTTTTCTACTGAAGTTGAGACTGGGACGCGATGGGGGGGCATTGTTACAATTAATGATGTAGCTACTCCCCATTTTCTATGGGTGGGTTCTTATGCTACTGCTATTCGTTTGCAACCAAAGGTAAAAGTTATTAAATTTGGTGATTCATACGAGCAAAGAACACCAGACGGCATTAACTCTTCATTAATTGAGATTGATTATATTTTTGGCAATCGAGATATAAGGGAAGCTCAGGCCATTCTTCACTTCCTGAAAGAGTGTGGCGGCAGTACAATGTTTGTTCATACCCCTAGCGCCCCCTACGATTCTCAACGTAAGTTTGTTTGCCGCACATGGGACCACACCTTTGACTTTATTAACAATTTTACAATTAGAGCCAAATTTGATGAGGTAGTTGCGTAATGTTAAAATCTGAAGCAAGAGAAAGTATTAAGAAACTAAATGCGGATTTAATGTCTTTAAATCCAAGCGCTCTCATTACTATGTTTGAAATTGATGTTACCGATATAGCTTTTGATTTGGGTATTGATGTAGGAGAAAATACGGTTTTTAGGTTTCACAATGTTCCTTCTCTTTTTAGTACTGATATTTTTTGGAAAGGAATAAGATATAGTCCCGCGCCCGTCAGAGCAGAAGGATTTGAACTAAACGCTAAAGGTATTGTTGCCGCTCCAAAATTAAGTATTTCTTCAAATGAGGAGGGAATTGTTGCTTTGGCGACTTTGAAATCTTACTTAAGAGATTTAAATGATTTAGTGGGCGCAAGAGTGACCAGAAGAAGGACTTTAGCTAAATATATTGATGATGTTAATTTTATTCCCAATGAATTTGCGGCTGAAAGACCTTATGGATTTGCTCAGGATTGGAACGCCGAGTTTCCTCCCGATGTTTATTATATTTATCGAAAATCTAATGAAAATAAGTTTTTATTAGAATATGAATTAGGCTCGCCCATTGACGTTCAAGGTATTCAGTTACCCAATCGATTAGTTAGCAAACAAAGATGTTTGTGGCAATATAGAGGAAACGGTTGTTTTTGGGAGAATGTAAACAACTATCTTGAAAATCCAGAAGTCTTTGAAAACTGTGGTGAATCAGTTTTCCCGCAACATGGTGCTCCCCCAGTAGCCAATACTCAAGACCAACTTATTATAGATTCTCTTGAAGTTGATGAATTGGTTTATAAAGGTCTTTGGAATTCTCTTACGACTTATGTTAAAGGCGATTATGTTTATTTAAAAAAAGATGGTATTAGTTTTTATTTTGCTTCTAAACAAAACAGTAACTTAAACCACCCTCCACCAAATAAAGATTACTGGATGGAAGACCAGTGCTCAAAAACTGTTAGAGGGTGTAAACTACGCCATGGCACTTCTCTTCCTTATGGCGGATTTTATACCGTCCACAAATATGAAGGATAACATGTTAAGAACCACTTCATTAAACGAAATTAAACAATACGCTATTTTATCTAAACCTGAAGAATGTTGTGGTTTGGTTCTTGAAACTCTTACGGGTGTTAAAATTTGGCCAACTGAAAACTGTTCTGAATATGATAGAACTAAAACTTTTAAGATTCACCCTTTTGAAGTTATAAAAATTGAAGACCAAGGAAAACTAATTGGAATTTATCACTCCCATAACTCACCTTCTAAAGAAAGGATATTTTCGGAACTTGATATTCGTAATGCCCAAATACATAAAATAATGTCTATTGTTTATAACACTGTTGAGGAACAGTTTTGTTTTCTTACTGAAACCAGCCAATTAAAGTATCTTGGGCGCAAGTTTTTGATTGGTCAAAACGATTGCTTCTCTTTAATTCATGATTATTTTAAAAATGAATTAAAAATAGAACTAGGAAATTATCCTAGAGATAACAAATGGTTTATTAAAAACCCAACCATCTGGCTAGACAATGTAGAAAAAGGGGGATGTAAAATAGTTTTTAAAGGTAGTGCTTTGGAAGAATTTGCGCTTAAAAAGTATGATATTTTATTAAGTGATGGACCAATTGAAGGAGTTCCATGCCATGGGGCGCTTTATATAGGCAACGGAATGGTTCTTCACCATCCTAGAAACAAACTTTCCACCCTTGAACCTTTACATCAAACTCTAGCAGAAAGAATTCTTTTTGTAATTCGACATAAACATTATGGTAACTAAAATTAAACTACATGGACATTTAGGAGACGCTATAGGTAAAGATTGGAAGCTGGCAGTTAAAAGCGTCAAAGAAGCCATTCATGCGATTAATACCATAACTAAAGGTAAATTGTATCGCTATTTACTTAAAAAAGATTCTGAAGGGGCGCAATATAAGATTCTTATAAATGAGACCCCGGTTAGTCATTCCGTTAATAAAATTGATAGTAAAAATTGGGAAGAGGCCAAAAAAACTGAACTTGTAATGGAGATAAAAAATTTAAAAAGTATAGATATTGTTCCTATTATTGAAGGCGCGGACTCAGATTTTTTGTCTGTTTTATTAGTTATAGTTGGAGTAGTCTTAATTGTCGTTGGTTTATTGACTGGAGGCGTTCTTACGGCTGTTGGTGTTACTTTAGTAATAGGAGGCATAACAATGCTTCTTTCGCGTCCTCCCGAAATACCTAAACCAGATGATATTCAAAACATAGGTGGGGGAAGGTCTTACTTTTTTAATGGGGCTGTCAATATAACTACTGAGGGCGGACCTGTGCCTTTAGGTTATGGTGAATGCATTATTGGCAGTCAGGTTTTATCACAAGGTTTTGGAGTGGGGATTAGAACTGATTCCTTACCAAGATGGGAATATCCAGAAACAGTTCTTTATCCGATAACATAACATGGGCGCTCGAAGTGCATTAGAAGGACTTTATTTTACCAAAGAAACATTTGATGATGGGACCAACACCGTTCTTCCTCAAAAGTTTACCACCGTGGTAAGTGTGGAAACTCTTGATTTACTCTCAGAAGGAGAGATACAGGGGCTAGTAGAAGGAAACTATTCATTTGTCGGAAGTGTCGGCAATGTAGGGTACACAAGTTATACTTTTAATGAATTTCCTGCTCTATATGTAAACATGGGTATAGAAGGAACAAGCACTATTCCAACTTACGTTCGTTCAATCTATTTCAACGATATTCCTATTGTGAACGAAGAAGGACAACTTAACTTTGCTAATATTGACATCGTTCATACTAAAGGGCTTCCAGCCGGAAGTGATTTAACAGATTTAAGTACTCAATATTTAGCAAAACTAATTGGAGAGCAGTTGCGAGGTTGCGATATTGAAGCTTTTAAAGACGGAAAATTAATTGAAGACGAACAATTAAATATTTATTATGAACCTATTGGTTACCCTGATACTATAAATGATAAAAACAATCACGCTACAAAACATGCTAAAGATGAAAAATTAATTCAGCCTTCAAAATATGCAAACCAAGTCTTTATAAAAGGAAAGGATTTGCAAAAATTAAAACCTTGGCCAATTCAACTTAAAAACTATACCAGTGTCTATCAACCAACTTTTAATGACAATATTAAAATCTACAAAATCCTGAACCGCGAATGTTTGGGTTGTTTCGTTAATTTAAAAGTTACTACGTTACAGGAAGGAATTGCTCAGGACGACGATGAGGATAGAAAAAAAGAAATTGATGCATTTTTTGGGAGTGTTGAACTTGACCAAAAATATAGAAAAATTGGCGACATAGTTAATTCAACCGTTTACATAGGTTTAAGTTATAGACCGCTTTTTGAAACGACCAGCACCACAATAGACCCAAGAAGCAATTGGTTAGACGCTAAAATTGTCACCCTTACTGGCCGAACCATTAATGGTATTGTGGTTCCAACCAAACTAGACTTTCAAAACGAATATCCTCAATTTGATGATTTGTTTGATGATGATGATTTTATAGGTTGGGAAGTTTTAGTTTTTAGAATTACCAAAGATTCAGTTAATTCACATATCAGGAATTCAGTTGTAGTTGATAGTATTTCTGAAATGTATGGAACTAGATTCACTTATCCTTATGCAGCTTTAGTTAAATCAAAATTCAGTTCAGAATATTTTCAACAAATTCCCGAACGCGCCTTTAGAGTGCGACTTTTAAAAGTTAAAGTTCCAAGTAATTATAATGTAATTTTAAGAACTTATGATGAATCTGGCGGACCTTGGGATGGAACTTTTAAAGATGATAAAGAATGGAGTAATAATCCAGCTTGGTGTTATTATGATTTATTAACCAACCCTAGATATGGATTAGGGAAGTATATTGGTGAAGATTTTATTGATAAATGGACGCTATATGAAATAGCTAAATACTGTGATACTTTAGTTGATGATGGTTATGGGGGCGTTGAACCCAGATTTACTTTTAATTGGTGGTTTACTACCAGAGAAGAGGCTTACAAGGTTTTAGCTGACTTAACCAGCGTTTTTAGAGCGATGATTTATTATGGGTTTGGCACCATTTACACAATTCAAGATGCGCCTAAAGAAGCTGTTTATACATTTACCAACGCCAATGTAGAAGAGGGGCAGTTTAATTATAGTTCAAGCAGTAAAAAAGAAAGATATACTGTTGCGGTTATTCGTTATAATGACCCAAACAATATGTTTAGGCCAGCTTACGAACACATTGAAGACGTTGATGGTATTCGAAAATATGGAATTCGGGAAACTAACGCCACCGCTTTTGGTTGTTCCAGTAGAGGACAGGCTGTAAGACTGGGGAAATGGCTTCTTTTAACTAATATTTTAGAAACTGAAATTCTAACTTTTACTGCGGGACACGAAGGTTCAATTTTAAGACCGGGAGATGTTATTTCGGTTTTTGATATTAATCGAAAGGCTCATCGATATGCAGGCAGAACAGTTTCTATTACTGAATCGGGGGGCAATACAACCGTTGTGTTGGATTCGGCGGTTACGGGTTTAATATCAGGCAGAGCTTATAGGTTTTCTATTTTAGTTCCAACTTATTATTACGAGCCTTCTACAGTAACAGATTTAGATTTTTCTAATAGCGCTGAAATTCGCAGAAGTCCAATTCAGACTTTTAACATAACTGGCGCAAGTTATAATTCAGCAACCACCAGTATAACCTTTACTGGCACTATTAACACTTCAGATTATCAACTAATTCAAAACATGATTTGGAGTTTGGATATTACTGACGATGAAACTTATGCGGAAGAAGATAAAAATTTTATAAGAGATAATGTTGATTTTTATAGAATAATTAGAATTTCTGAAAAAGACGACCATAAATATGAAGTTGGGGCCGTTCAGTATGTCGAAGATAAATATGACAAAATTGAAGAGGGCATAGGGTTTGAAGTTTATATTCCAGAAGTTCAAAGTATTCCTCCTTCTCCTAATGCATCTTTGGTTCTTCAAACGACCGAAGAAAACAAAATTAATAATGTAACTATTACTGCCGGTATTACTGGGGGATACTCGGATGCTACCAGCATTGAGGTTTACATGAAAGCCGACAGTAATTTTGATGATAATAGTGTTCCTCACAGAGACTATAAGGTGGGCAAGTTTTTTGGAGTAGGAGCGGTTAATGTCGCCAAATTAATTCCTCAGGACAATAATAAAGATTATTTTATTCGGGTTTATACCAAAAACGACAAGTATGGCACTTATTCATCCACTCCTGCTACAGGAAAAATCTCTTATGTTGGTGGATTTGATGTAACTAAAATGAATATTTCAAGCCTTCAAATTCAGCAAGACTATACTGGATTTTCAGGCAAAGGGTTGATGACTAGTGAATATAATCCAGTTTTTACTTGGCAAGTAGGTGGTCTTTATGGGCCGGATTTGGTTAATGCTGAAAGAGCTTATTCATGTAGAGTTACAATTCGTCCTCCTCAGTATGCTTATAGTGGTTCAGTGGCGCGAAGCGGTCTTTATTGGGAACAAACCGGCATTAAAAGCACCAATGGATATTTCTCATATCAGTTTCCTTTTGCTCTTAATAGTATAGTGCCGCAAGGTCCCCATAAACATTATGATATTGTAGTTGAAGCCCATGATGTAAATGGAAATACCTCTGCTGGCGGGAATATTAGCAATCAAAGCGGAACCTTTTATACAGGTTTTCATCAGTTTGATGTTGCTACCTTTTTAAAGCCAATTGATTCAGGCATTCAGCTTTCAAACAACATTATTACTTATGAATTTTCAGGCCAAGCAACGGGGGTTGATTTAAGTAGTGGTATTAATTTTCAAACCGAACAGTTTTTAGGTCCAAATGGAGAAGTTGTTATTAACTTTCTTTCTGGAACACTGTCGCCAGACTTAAGAGGTTGTTTTATTTATGTAAGTTCGGGAGCTTTTCCTAAACGTGAAGCTGCGGCAGCTTGTTCTACTGGTTCAGTAATTCCGGCGACTGGAAACATTTTTGTTTATCGATACCAGTTTAAAGATTTAGACGTTAATACTCCTACAATTTACCATCCTTACGCGGGAAGGATGATAAGAGGATATCCGACTGGTTTCATATCGCTGGCCTTTTATGATGCTTTTGATGAAGTAAAGCTGGAAAGAACCAATGACAGGGAAGCTACTATAACGGGTTTATTTATGTCCAATAACGCTATTATTACAAATCGGCCCTATGTGGGCAGTGTAAATATAAGCGAAAAGGCAACTTTTAAAGACTTTAGAAACTCAAGTCCTTATAATGATATGATGGTTGTAAACTATGGGACACCAGCTAACCCAATTTATAGATTGGTTACTATAGACGCAAGCGGAAATCATGTGGTGGTAATGAGCAACATTTAAAATGATTACAAGGTATGCAGGCGATAGATATGTTGGGCTTACAGGAGATGTAAAGCCAACGGGTCTGCTTTCTGGCGCTTTATTTCTCGAAATACCGACTTTACATCGATATGCTTATTTACCTGAAAGTGGATGGCTTCTTCTTCCTGGGGGGTCAGGCAGTAGTGTCACTTACGTTGTTTCTGGTTCGGGCGTTCATTATATCCTTTCTGGGACTGGCATTGATGACCCAACAATAGTTAGAACGACTGGAACTCAAACAATTAGTGGTTTAAAAAACTTTACCTATTATCCTACTTATTTTTTAAGTCCCGGTATTAGTATTGGCAACAATGTACAAAGAGGGCCTTTCGATGTTAGATACGGATGGATTAATCCTCCTTCTGGATTAACTATTACCAAAACTTTTGATTATGCTTTTAATCTTTGGGATAATACAGATTATTTAACTTTTGAGGTTTATGCTTTTACTTACATAAGTGGTACTAAAATTTACAGTCCCGGTTTGTCTGGCGCTTATAGCGGAACAGGTAGTTTTGATTGGTTTAAAGTAGACCTTACTTGGTCGGGAGCGCCGGGGGCTAGTGGATATAAAGTGGTTTTTGGCGGCGATAATACCAACAATAGATTTAGAGACTATTATATTCAAACAGGCACAACTGGCCTGACTTATGGAACCTCGGGAGATGTTTTGACCTATGAAAGCCCAATAGTAGTCACTCCGCAAATTTCTTCAGGAATTGATTTATACATTGATGGTTCGGGCGACCTTCATACGGTAAAAGATATTTATTGTAGAAACATTTACGCTTTAAACCTAACTGGTTTAACTGGTGGAACTACTATAATTACCAGTGGAAGTTTCCCCTCTGGTGGCGTTAGTGGCGATATTTTTATTAAAAACCATGAAGGAACCGGAAGCAACTATTGGACCACTTTTCCTTTAAAAAGCAATTTAGTTCTTTGTTCTGCCTATACTCCTTCGGGCACTGGGGTTGATGTGGCCGAATATCCTGTTCCTTATGGGTTAGAAGGTACTAATAGTGTTACTTGGAACATTCGAAGAGCTACTTTTAGGGTTCAACAGTCGGGATTAACTTCTGCTGTGATGTTACAAAAATCTACCGGAATAGGAGTTTTTGAACCAGTAAATATTCATGTTCTTACCTTAACAAGCGGCCTTTATGAGACCTATTTAACTACAGGAATGGGAACTTTAAATAGTAATGATAAGGTAAGATTTGCTGTAACTAATACTGGCTCAAGCGCAAATTGGACAATTACAATGGAACTTTCAAATAAATAATTATGGCTCAATTTACACAATATGATTCAACTGACGCAAGTGCGCCGACACTTAGCGGTACTGTTGGTACTTTAATAACTGTTTTGGATGCCGTTCTAGTTAATGGGTATGGAAGTAAAAGCCCTGCGGGATGGACAAAACCATATTCAGGAACTAACAAAGCGGCTTATAGAGCGGGAGCGGGACTTCTTCATTATTCGAGAATTCAAGATGATGGTCCCGGTGTTCATGGCGGCAGAGAAGCAAGACTTACTAACTATATTACAATGAGTGATGTAGATACTGGAACAGGACAAAATCCTACAAATTATAATGCTGCTGGATATGGATATGCAACTATTAGAAAAAGCGCAAGCGCTGATTCAACTACAAGAACTTGGAGGGTATTCGCAGACAATAGAACGGTTTATATTTTTATCCAAACAGGAGACGTAGCTAGTCGATGGCACGGTTTTTCTTTTGGAGAATTTTATAGCAATATAACTTACGATAGCGCTAGAACTTATGTGGTTGGGAATATTCAAGAAGCGGGAACCACTGGAGACTATAATGGATTGGCCCTCCATCATAAAATTAATCAAACCTCTAACTGTTTTAGTTTTTGTAGAGGTTATACAGGGGTAGGTGCGCCTGTTTTAGGGGGTATGTCTGGAGACCGGAGCGTTTCTCCTTCTAGTGGATTGCACTTAGAAGGAGGAGTTCCATGGCCTAATCCGATTGACGGAGGAGTTTATTTAGCCCCTTTGTATTTGTACGAACAAAGCAATAGGGTTATTCGGGGTACATTAAGAGGATTTTGGCATTTTTGTCACGCTGTAAGCAACGTTAATGATGGAGATACTTTTACTGGCTCTGGAGCTTTGTCGGGTAAAACCTTTTATGTTGTTAAAAATACGGTTTTGCGTTCGGATGGTGGAGGTCCCGGAGTTTATATAATAGAAACAAGCAACACTTTGGATACAAACTAATGAGAATAATAACCTACCAAGACACAAGTGCGCCGACCTTAAGTAGTTCGGCAGGAAGCTTAATAACTGTTTTGGACGCTGTTTTAGTTAATGGTTTTGGTTCAACAAGCCCTTTGGGTTGGACTAAACCATATTCTGGAACTAATCAGGCAAAATATCGGATGGGTGCAGGTATTATGCATTATCTTCTTGTTGCTGATGATTCAACTTCAGGAAGTGCCACAATAGCAGCCTGTGCAGGATTTGAAACCTCAGATAGTATTAGTTCTGGCACAGGGCGCTATCCCGCTGTAGGTCAAGGAATAAGTTCTTTAGGATGGGTTTCGTGTGTTAAATCAACCGTTGCTTCGGCTCCTTGGTATATTATAGGAGATGAAAGGAGTTTTACTCTTGTAACTTATTTTAGTGGAACCGATGGTGGTGATGCTAGATGTTTTCATTTTGGAGAATATTACAACTATGGTTCCCCTTTTACCTATCGTGGAAATATAGTCGGACAAAGTTCATTTAGCACCAGCCAATCATTTGAAAGCCTCCACGCGGTAAATGTAATAAACACTACAGCCGCCATAGCTGGAAGTTTTGTTTGTAGGCCAGCTACCGGTAACCCCACATCTGTAAATGTTGGCAGAATTGGGGATAGGAGTCGCGGAGGTTATGACGCGGCTTCAAATAACATAGGAGTTGTTCCCTTCCCAAATTCATCAGATGGAGGAATTTATTTGGCCCCAATTAGAATAACCGACCCAACAACAACTCCCGTTGGTGGGATTTTGGGTCATTTAAGAGGTATATGGCATCAGGTTCATCCTAGTCTTTCATTAGTTCATAAAGGTGTCTATCAAGGGTCGGGAGCTTTGGCGGGAAAGAGTTTTATTATGCTCTACAGTAGTATAGTTGTTGGGAACCATGTTTTTGAAATCAGCGATAATGTAGACACTAATTAACTATGCCTAACCAACCAATCTCAGGAAAAGCACGAATTGGATATATTGCGGTTTTGAGTCAAACAGCAGTAAGTATGCCTATTTTAAGACCCCTTAGGTTGCGTTGCATCCAAGCTGGCAACACTTATATGATATTAGGAGGAAGAGATAATACTGAAGGGAATTCACTTCAACCATGTTTAAAAATAGAATCTCAGGGGTATTATCAATTTAGATGGGGAAGAAGTGGGACCGTTCAAAGTATCTCTGTAGACGTAAAACAAGCAGTTAATTTGTCTCCAAGACCTTCACTTTACGTTTATCCTAATACTGATATTGGGGTAACCGGGGTTTCTGGTTATGGGTATGAAGTTTTTGCAGCAAGCGGCGCAGGATGGGTAACAATTGGGCCTGTGCCGGTAACTGGCACTGGAATTGGTGCTGTTAAAGTGGAATTAAGGGCTAATTATGATGGTCAATATAATAGTGCTCCCTGCTATTGGGACCATTTGGCAACTAGTTAATTTATGGCAGAAAGTCAATTTAATAATTGGGTAGATGGGGCGCTTTTTCTTGATACTGGAGGCGATAATAACTTTGCGATGTGGTTTCAGGGTGCGCCAGTTTTCGACCTAAACGCCGAAGGCCAAGAGGAAGAAGAAGGAGGCGAAACTTTCATTAATGTTTCCAATAGGCGGCGCTGTGCTTTCTTTTAATACTTTTCTCCCAAAAATTGTGTAAACACTCTTGATATGCAAGATTTTAATGTGGAATTTTCTAATTCTATTGCTAAATGGCTTTTGGCCAAATCCAGCATATTAAATCCCAAAGTGGGCAGTTTTAATAAACTTTCTGCTATTTTTCTAAAAGGCAAGACTATTGAAGA